TCAAAGTTTATTGTTCCCGTCGTTTTGTAATACAGGGTTGGCGGACACCCTTCCCGAACAGAGCGCCCGCTGCGCCAATATTGTGGACAGGGTATCTCCAAGCTGTGTAAAAACCGTTCCAACGACTGCAAGCTCATCGTCAGATAGTTTTTCTGAAATAAAATTTGCAATGGCAGTTACGCTGAATGTCAGCGAGCATGAATCCAATATAAGTCACCTCTCTGATTATATTTTATGTTGAAGAAACGTATAGGGGTTCTTGAAAAAACTAAAAATCTACATAAAAATTATCCAGTGGCCGCAATCGTTCTTTCACGTCTGAAGCAGAAGGCCTGCAAACACAAAAGAAGCCGATGGCTTATCTGCTGTCGGCTTCTTTTGAAAATAATCAGAATATTTTTTACAGTTCTATGAAAGAAACAAAAAAGGAGTATCCTTTACAGATACTCCCACTGGTTGCGGAGGTACGCAAGAAATTGTATGTGCTACTTTTAAATATAACAGGGTTTCCTAAAATTACAGGAACAGAATGAATATGCAACACGAAATTTATTAATTACACGTGGCGATTTTGTCCGCTACAGTGAAAATTTAATTCTTATTCTTTTTTTACATGCCTGTTCCATTTTTGTGTAAATCTCCAGCGTTGATGTTGCATTTTTTCTTCTATGCCGATATTATAAATTCTCTAAGCAATCACGCAGCTATTTGTTAGTCATCGATGAATTTTATTTACACATATGCAAGCTTTAAAATACCACCTTTATATGCCTCGACTATTAATAAAATCCCACTGTTAAAAGAGCGCTGTGGTGAACATGAGAGAATCTCTATCTAAGCAGACTAATTCTTCTAAGATATTGATAAAAATGTGAAAATAAATTACCACAATTTGTACATCTTGCGTTTTTATGGTATGCTTATAAGAGGGGGTGGTGTGAAAAACTTTACAAAGGGACACGCGGCAATTATAGAAGAAAAGAAAAATGGATTAGTATGGGGAGGATTATTTATGCAACGTTTAAAAAAATTTTTATCGGTATTAACAGCAGTGCTCGTATTGTACGGAGTTTTTGTTACACCAATAGTTACTGTAAATGCTCTGTCAGAGGATGATGGCTATATATACACACAACTCTTTGACGGTACATATGAAATAGTAGACTATGTTGGCGATGGTTGTTATGTTACAATTCCTGAACGGGGTCCTGGTGGAGGTGCTGTCACTTCTATAGGAAAAGATGCTTTTAATCGCTGTGACACACTTTCAACCGTAACAATACCAAAAACAATAAATTCAATTGGTGAATGTGCTTTTGCAGGTTGTAGAAATCTTATAAGTGTCAGCATTTCCAGTGGAGTTTCGGTTATTGGCATTGCCTCTTTTACCGATTGTCGTAACCTTACCAACGTAACGCTTTCAGACGGTTTGACCTATATAGATAGCTTTGCTTTTGATGGATGCTCCTCTCTTTCAAATTTGACGATTCCTAGTACAGTAAAGGCTATTGAATATAATGCGTTTAAAGAAACTCCATTTAATGAAAATCTTTCAGATGAATTTACAATAGTAGGAGATGGTGTTTTATTAGATAGTAAGTGTAATAATGAAATCGTCACAATTCCGAATGGAGTTAAGTACATTGCATATATGGGTTCTAAGAATGAAAAAACTAAAAGTGTTATAATGCCTGACAGTGTAACAGGTGTAGGCACCGATGCCTTTCACGGTCTAAGCGTACTAGAAGACATAAAGATGTCAAAAAATATTAATTATGTTGGACGTAGAGCTTTTAGATTGACTCCTTTTTTTGATAATAATCAAGATGAGTTCTTAATGGCAGGTAATGTTCTTATTAAGTATTCCGGCACGAGTAAACAGGTTTGTGTTCCCGAAGGCGTTAAGTCAGTATCTGATTTCCTTGTGTTCGGTGTTGATTCTGTTTTACTGCCTGATAGCTTGCAATCAATAGGAGATGGCGCATTTTGGGGTGGTTACTTAGAGTCCATAGAAATACCGAAAAATGTAAAAACAATTGGAAAAGAAGCTTTTGCATTTTCTGACTTTAAGTCAATTAAACTTCCTTATGGATTGACTCAAATAGGTCGTAACGCGTTTCAAGCATGTAAAAAGCTTTCTTCTTTATTTATACCGCCTACAGTTAATAATATGGGTGAAGAAATATTGTATGGGGCGTATTATGTAAACAGAATATATGTTTCTGAAGATTCATATGCGGAATATTATATGAAACGGTATTATCCAGAAGGATTAAATACACGCACTGATTCACCTTCTCTGAAAATGGATGATATTACCATCAACATCCCCGATAATGTCCCCCTTCTTGGTGGCGACAAACTAGAGATGAATTTTAACAAAATTCCACTGAATGTCAAAATCAAAGGAAATACGGTCCGCATGACCATAGGAGACGCCGGCGGTGAGACAGACGCAGACTGGGCAACTTTAAAGCGAAAGGTAGCAAACGCCTCGCAGCGCTTGCCTAATTCACATAGCGGTAGCAGTACTTCAAAATACGGTGTCGCAAAGACCTTTGGCACACAGTTTGATATTTCTGTGTTCGGCTACGCAGAAGCAACCTTTAAGGACTATAACGTTGCTAACATGCAGGATTTACACGGCAGCATTGTCATACAGATGAGCGCAAAGCTATCCCGCCAGTGGCAGACGCTCTTTTTCAGCGTTCCCATTCTTATTAAATGCAACGGCGAAGTCAGTATCAGCCAAGGCGCCGTGCTCGGTTACGATTTTGCAAAAAATACATTCTACATGTCCGGGGAAACCGAGCTTGTACTTCCAAAAATCAGGGCTTCCGCCGGTGTGGGAGTCGCTTATCTTGCAGACGTTTCTGTTTATGGGCAAGCCTCTAACACGTTGACAATTGAAGAACCCAGCGGGCATACAAAGGCTGCACTCAGCGGGGAACTAGGCGTCTCAGCTTCCCTGCTCAACTACATCTTTGAACAGCCACTCCTAAGCGGCACCTGGGAGTACTATAACTCACAAAACCGAAACAGCATAACCGAAAATAAGCTTCAAAACCTTCAAAGTCCCAAAAACTTTAAATTCGACCGTTCCTATCTGGAAAAACAGTCAGATTGGCTTGGCAACCGCTCTAATCTGCTACGCTCCGTATCTTCTTCTGAAAAAACACTGCAGACAGATATTTACCACAGCGCAGCACCCAAGCTTGTAACCACTCCAAACGGTATAACCATGATGGTATGGACAACCGATATTACTTCACGCACAGACGGCAACCACACAGCGGCCGTCTACTCCCTGTACAATAGCATGCTTGATACATGGTCAACGCCACAGATTATTTCGGATGACGGAACAGCGGATTTCTCCCCAGACGTAACTGCCGTCGGAAACGATATTTACGTTACATGGGTGAACCTAAAGCAAACAGTCGCAAGCAATATTACTCCTGATGATATGGCAAATCTCTGCGAAATTGCAGTTGCAAAATTTGACGGTACACAAAGACGCTTTGGTGTAGCTTCCAATCTGACCAATAATAATACACTTGACATTATGCCGTCCATTTCCGCGGTAAACGGGCAGCCGTATGTGGTCTGGATTAACAACAGCAACAGCGACCTATTTGCACAGTCGGGGACAAATGCCATTAAATATGCGCAGGTCAGTAACCCCGTTACTGCGGGCGTCTATCAATACACTTCTGCCAATACACCCATTGTGTCGGTCAGTGTGGGCGCGCTTAACGGGCGTGTGAACTTTGTATATGCGAAGGACATCGATGGCAACCTCTCTACGACTAATGATATTGAGCTGTATGGAGGTCCACTCGGCAGGCCCGGTACGCGCCTGACAGACAATACCGAGTTTGAGCAAAATCCTCAGTTTGCCAATCTCAACGGAAAGGACCTTTTGCTCTGGTATAGCGGAAACAATCTATATCAAACGGAGAATATGACGGAAATTAATCCGATATTTGAGGACGGAGACTACACAATTACGCCGAGCTACAGTGTAGTATCCGGTAACGGAAACAACGCTATTGTATGCGTGTCAGACAGCGAACATGGCAGCGATGCTTATGCATATTTGCTTGACGGCACTGTGTGGAGCAAACCGATTCCTGTCACTTCCGTCGAAAGCTATGTCAAATATGCAAACGGCTATTTTGACAGTGAAAACAAGCTTAACATTGTTTATACGAAAACGGACGCACAAATCGGGGGCAGCTCCATTACACAGCAAACAGATCTCTGCATGTCCTCTATTGAAAAATCCCACAACATTTCCGTAATTCAGGCCGATTATGACGAATATGGCGTGCAGCTTGGCTCCACTCTTCCTGTAGATTTGACGGTTACCAATAATGGAATGCTTAAGGAAACCGGATTGAATATTGTTGTTAAAAACGGCAACGCACCATATTACAGTACTTCCGTACAACAAAAACTTGAGGTAGGAGAAAGTTCCACCGTGCACATTGACCTCCCAATTGCCAGCTCTTATAATTCATTGGTAAATTACACTGTAGAGGTGCTGCCTTTGTCCGGCACAGACTCCGATATAACTGACAACTCCTGCACGGTCTCTATTGGTCATCCAGACCTACAGATATCTCTCACCGAAACAGACTCCTTGAACGGCACTGACGTCAAGGCCACTGTTGTCAACAACGGTCTATGCTATTCCAGTGGAAAGCTCCGCGTCCGAAAAGGCTCCCCAGATGGGGAAATTTTGGCTGAATATAATCTAGAACCACTTGGAGTTGGAACAAAAACTTCCCGTACGGTAACTGCAAAAAATCTTTCATCCTATGCATCAGATGGCGATACCCTTTACTTTGAAGTTACAGCAGATAAAACAGAAATATTTACCGGAGACAACAACGACTTTATCGCTGCCGACATTAAATACATCCTCGGTGATGCGGATAACAACGGCAGCGTTAGCACAGCAGATACTCTCACGATTCAAAAGTATCAATCGTCTCTGATTGACCTCGATGAGATTCAAAAACAGGCGGCGGACGTAAATAAAGACGGGGAAATCGGTACGGCAGATGTATTGCTACTTCAAAAATATCTTGCTAACCAGCTTACAGATACGCAAATCGGAAAAGAGCAGTCTTATATTAAGAAATAAGCCTACTCGTCAAATAAAATATAAAATGAAAAATCCCCCGGTTTTTAGGCCGGGGGATACTTTTATCCTATATGTTCATCTTTTCATTTCGGTTCATTATACCCCATCGCCTGCTCACTGTCCTCTATTCCCTTTGTCGTCGGGTCGCTCACAACGCCGATGAACGCGAGAATCTGAAGCAGCATAACAACAATGTCCATCACCTGCTTCTGCTCAAACTGCGGTACGATACCCGCCATGTTGAGCAACGTGTAAATAAAAGTCAGCACAAGCGAAATCAAGCCTAACCAAAACGGGCCGCTGCGTAATCTTACTTTCCAGTTGATATTCATTTTACTACCTCCCAATCTTCTGAAAACAGTTCTATCATCGTCTCTTTCCACGGCACCCTTCCGAACCGACTTTCTGCATACAGATATGGTGCCGTCATCTTGCTCTTTTGTTCGGGATACTGTGCTTTTATAGTAACCTCATCACTCCAGTGCGGCAGCCGCATACCAGCGCCCTTTTTCACCATTTCAAAAGCTTCTCCAAAATTCATTTTTTATTCTCCTTCTCATATTGTTCAATAAGTTTTTTATATAGTGCCTTTATTTGTCCATTGCCGCCAAGTGCGACGTATTTGTCTCCCGCCGCTATTCTTTCGGACAGCGGCATTTCTTCAGAAACAATCGTAATCCGTAAAATTGCCATATAGTTTTCTTTCTGGTGCCGTTCTTGTTTTTTAAATATTAGATAGGCTTTTGACACCAGAACAAATAAAGTAACGACGGCGCTTATTGCTGTTGCGTATCCACCAATCTCAACAATCCCCACTACAACACCGCCTTACAGCTCCTTGATAAACGCGTCAAAGCCCTTTGCCTTTGCCGCCTTCACCTGTGCCTCTGCGTTTGATTTGTCGGCATACGCGCCAATCTGGACATAGTATTTCGCCTTTGCCGCCGTACCTGTTGAAGCAGCTATGTACTTCACCCCGTAATAGCTGCATATGCCCTTTGCGATTGCCTCACCAATTTTTCCGGTGTTGGCAATAATGAAGGACGCGCCTTCTTTCGTGTCGTGGAACTCACATTCACAGTATACGGCGATTGCCGTCGTCTGCCGGAGTTCTGCTAAATCTGTGCGCGTCTGGATTGCATAATCCTTGCCGGGCGTAATCGGGTCAAGCGCCGCCTTGATTGCTTTTGCCGCTTTCGCGTTCTCCCCGCTGTTGCTGTATACCATTATCATGGTTCCGCCAGTGGTTTTTTCGTCAAAGGCGTTTGTATGAATGGGTACATGCAGTTCAGCGCCCCATGCGTTCGATTCATTGATGCTTACGCTCATGTTCTGCCCTTTTGGCGCGCGCTTCACGCTGAACCCGCACCGTTTCAGGGCGGCTTCCGCCGCAGCCGCTATCTTATTGCACTGTTCCATTTCATTGGTGTTACCGGCCGCGTATTTGTTCCCGTTCTGGTTGCTCGGTGATAAATAGATTTTCTTTGCCATGTCAAAACCATCCTTTCAATTTGCGCCGCTGTGAGCGGCTGTTTTTATTTTGTTTCTTCGGGTTCTGCCGGTATATCCTGCTCCGGTTCCTCCGGCTGTGAAAGCATTCCAGTCAGTTCGATGTACTGTTCTTCCGAAATTCTACCTACAAGCAAAAACAAATCGAGCATGGAAAACATGCTATCGTACTCATACCTTCCGGCTGCAATCAACGTTTTACAATTCTTGTACGTCATGCTGTGCCACCTCCCCCCGTGCTGATGATTTCAAGCTGCGCAATACGGGATTCTAGCGTCGTGGTATACTCCAGCAAATCCAGATACGCATCGTTTATATCACGGCAATACGTAACGTCAAGATACCCATTGTTGCAGATGACGGCGCACTGCTTAGCAGGGATTGTTAGTTGTATCGGTTCAAGCTGTTCGGTTGTCGGCTGTTTCAGCGGAAGAATGGCGTATGCGTCCCCAAAATACGTTTTGATTTTTTGTGTGGCTGTCGCCGCCGTGTCCTCTGCCGCAATGCCCACATCAGCTTTATTGACTGTCAGGCTAATTTTGCCCTGCCAGTCGGTTGTCTGTGTTGTTACAGTACCGTTGTGTACCATATAGAACGATTTTGATGGCATATAGTTATTTGCGGTTATCCACACCACAGTTGTAGATGCCATCGAATAGCTGTAAATCCAACCAGCGGATGCAATTGACAGAACAGCACAGTTCCGAGTAAGCAAACCTGTTATGGCATCGTATGTATCGTAAACCTGGCTGTTAGGCGTACTGTAAAGCTGTACCCCTGTAGGCAGGTTTGCATGATTCTCCACGCTTCCATTCTTGTTGGATATGTTGAGCACCAACGGGGAGAAAGGCACGAGCGTTCCCGCCTCGTTGTCCGCAGTACATTGGCCTCTGACAACCGCCGATTTTAAGAGCGTATTTGGTACAGCATCTGATAATTCTGCTGTTATCCCTTCTGTATAGCCTGTGATTTGATTTTCAGTGTATGGCTTCAGCGCCGCGACAGCCTGCCGCAGCTGCGTATCGTCATAGGCTTCACCCGGTTCTCCTTTTGGTCCGGCTGGGCCTTGCGGACCGGGGATTCCCTGTTCGCCCTGAACTCCCTGCGGTCCAGCGGGTCCCTGAATTCCCTGAGGGCCGACAGCTCCTTTTTCTCCCGGGCTGCCTTTTGGGCCAACCGGACCTTGTATGCCTTGCGGACCCTGTACCCCCGCCGGACCTCGTTCTCCTGGTTCGCCTTTTTCACCCTTTGGTCCGGCTGGTCCCTGAACCCCTTGCAATCCCCGCGGACCTTCCGGTCCCTGTGGTCCTTGCTCCCCCCTTAAACCCGTTTCCCCTTTTTCTCCTTTGGGACCCTGAATGCCCGTTAAGCCCTGCGGACCGGGCGGGCCAGTTTCGCCCTTCTCCCCTTTGTCTCCGCGCGCCGGCGTTTCCATATCGACATATGCTTTCTTATCCAAATCGTACCGGAACCAGTTGCCGTTGCTTCCAATTACGGGCGGATTGTATGCGGCTTCTATATATTTTGCCGCTGCTTCATCAAGTAAACCCGCCAGCTTATTTTCGATTTCTGTGGTTGGATTCAGGCTTTTTTTTATTTTCAGCGGGCAAATCCCGCTTTCGCGGATTAGCAAAGACCCTTTGTATACCCTTAACTGTACATACAGAACCCCTTCGCGCATAACTGCCTGCGGGACCGCAAAGCGGATTGGTGGCCTCAGGAGTTCGGTATAATAGGTCTCCCCGCCGGCTTCCAGCTTAAGCATATAGTTATAGACGGCAGAATTCCATGACTGCGGTATCTCTACCTTTAAAACGGTTGCCTGGTGCTCGCCTTCATGCCCTCCAAAGCTTTGCGAAGCAATCAGTTCGTCATCGTTCACGGTCATAATAATCTCTCTTTCCAAGCTGCTTCCCTCCATTTCTATAATTTCAGAATAGCATATGGGAAAGCAGGGCGCGGGCACAAATGATTGCTTTTATATAAAAATTGCGCCCGCAAAACGCGGACGCAACATTGGTCATTTAATTTTGTTTCTCAGGATATACCGTGCGGCTGAACCTCCGCTTTTAGTTTCCTGATTATACGCCTTGCGGCACCAAGAGACGGATATCTCGTTCCCTAAAAGCTCGCTCTTTGCAACCTCAGCTGCGTACTTGTACGCATACGAAACAGCAGCCGCCTTTTCGTCATCGGTAAGCCTTGCGTATTCGGGCGTTGCAATCAAGGCGGACAACACGCGCTGTGCGGTGCGGCCTCTGGTTTGAGACAGTATGGTATATTGGCTCGCCGTCAAATCTATGCGCTCACCGTTATTTGTTATGTATTTCTGCGGGGAGGACGGCAGGACGCCGGTATCGCCGGTTGAGGAATATAGTTCCGTCAGGGCGTTGTCCAACTCCGTAGGTTTGATTTCAGAAACAAACCCAGGGCTTACAAAGTTTTCAAGTGCCCGCAGGAAAATATTGTCGTTAGTGTCTTCCCTGCCCCACTGGTCAACATACGGCTGGTTCAGAAAGGATACAATCGGCGTTTTGTTCATGACTTTCTGAATAAACCGCTGTGCGCCGGACGGAATTCCACTATTTTTATCAACATAGGTTCTGCGCCGCGTCCCGTCTATTGTTCGCGCAGCCTGCCCTAATACTGTAGGCACGGCCTGCCCTAGATAACTGGTCGTGATTTCTTCCAACAGGGCCGCTCCTGTATTGTCTGAAAATTTAACAGCATCAAATGTGTTATTAAGTCCTGAAAGCATGGACATTTCAAATACGGGTTCGGAAATCCGGGCAAGAGATTCTGCAATATCCGCAAAAGTAGCGTTTTCATAATCACCTTGAGTCGCGTTGAAAAATTCCACACCAACAAACAAAGGCAGGGATGCCGGCGCCATCCAGTCGATGGTATAGGACACGCCGCCAATCTGGACGGAATACGCCTGTACGCCCTTGAGCTTTTCAAACTGGCCTTCTTTGTCATCTCCCATACCGCCCTGTATGATACCGAGCGACGCAAGAAACGCACCGAACACCATAATCATGGTCCCTGAAAGGCCGCAAGCTATACCGTCGATGAATTCATTGATATTGATGCCGCCGTTTGCCTCCCCCTTTCTCAGCATAGAAAGGTCATAGGTTATCGCTTTGATTAAACCGAGCGGGCTGTATTCCACGCCGCGCTTTAAAATGTTGATAGGTGTCTTTTTAAAAGGCAGCATGCCTTCCACAACAAGCGAAGCCCCTTTATTGAGGTGAGAAAGCCGGCTAAACATGTTTGCCATTTTGGAAGCATCCCGAAAGGTCGCTTTCTGCGCTTCATTGATTGCGTATTTACGTGCTTTTATCAGGGTGTTCTCGGATGCGTTTTTTAAACCCACCCGGTTTGATTGCAGGTACATGGATAAAGCGCGCGCGTAATGGTGTTGTAAAAAAAGGATGTCCTCTTTTTCCAGCAGGTTAAAATTAAACTTGCGTACAGATTCCAAAAACTGAGTCTTAAATATTTGCTGTTTATCGCGTATCATATCGGAAGGATTCATTTTACCGCTGCCGGTAACCGCTTCTTTTACCTGTTCAAAATCTTTCAAGGCGAAGTCTTTGTATTCCTGCTTCACCTTAACCGCTTTGGTATACACCATATCACTGCTGCTTAAGCCTACCGCTTTTTCAATCCCCGCTGCAAGTATGTTTTTAAGCGAAATAGCAGGCATAAATACTGCGTTTCCCGTCAGGTTTCTAATGTGTGTTCTCGGGTTACCAAGCATGGACAGATACCGCCAAGCGTTCCATTTGTCCACCCAGGTGGATGGAATTTGGTTTGCGATGTCCGAAAGCAGGGCATCGACCGCTACTTGTACAGCTTCCTGCGTTTTTGCCCGAATCAGGTTTTGCGCCAGTTCTTCATTAATAGTAATCTGCGGCGCAGGCTTATTCTTTTTCGCGCGCTTCTGCAAATCAAGGTTAAATTTATCAACGAGTTTTTTGATATATGTAAGCTGGCCAATTCCGCCGAGCTTTTTGAGCATGCTCATCGCCTGGACGACCTGCCCAGCTCTCGTCGCCTCGATAGCAATCTCGTTTATCAGGCGAAGCGCTGTTTTTATATCGTTATTGGCTTCCGCATTCAAAAGCATGTACTCCGCGACGGCAATGTCATTTTTAGTCGCCGTACGCTTTCCGCTCGTCACCTGTTCCCATTGCTTCTGCGCGTTTTCCATGCCGTCCGTGTTTACCTTCCAGTCTGCAAAGTTCTTTGCCTCCTTATCGGGAATTGGCGTATATGAAAAGTCTTCATTTACGATGCCCTGCTTAATTTCATCAATAAGCTCCGGCGTTACTGATTCCGTTTCCAGGACTGTCCTTGTAAGCTGCCTGACTTTTTTATCATCAGAAGTTTGCTTTGGCACCTTAATATCGCGCGCAGGGTTTACACCTCTCTTGATTGCTCCATATTTTTTGATGAGGGCGTTATAATCCTCCTCTGTCCCCTTCAAAGAATATTCGCTGTCATTGTTGCTTTTTGAAGAAGAGTCGGGTATAATATTATTAGAAGGATTGCTCGATATGGCGGCCGTACTTGTTTCGGCTTGACCGTAATTGCGGGCAGTCCTTTTTATTTTTGTAACATCATAAAAGACATATCCACGGTCAGTGCCTTTTATCTTTACATCACCTGTAAATAGTGAATCACCCACCTTAAAATTCGTCCGATAAGTATACCACCCTTTTTTGGCGTCTGGGTGGCGGCCATCATCGACCTCATGCTTTACATATTGGGATACAGATAAAAGGTTATCAAGCTCCGTGGCGGCTCTCATCTTCGCTTCTTTAATTTCGGAATCCTTTAATCTTTTGGCAGGAAATGCATATTCTCCCGACGATTCACGGTTGACATAAGCTTTGCCTTCTTCTCCAACGTTGAGCACGCGGCCTTTAAACGTCTGATTAATGTATTTCCTTACAACAGACGGCATCTCCTCAACACTTACTCCGTCAAAAATTTCTTGCTTTGTGTCTATATCGACATATTGCCCATCCACATCAGTAACAATTGAATATTTTGCTTTTGATCCCGTCCGTATTTTGCCTTTTGCTTCCGCCAAGCTGCGGCTTAATTTCTCTGAAAGGTCTGTGAGAAAATCGTATTCCTGGGGGAGTTTTTTACTCTCTGACATTTCAGACCAAAGGGATTTTATTTTCTCTATCAAGCGCTTAAGCACGCCGAGAATAGATTTTCTCTTTTCAGGCTTATAATTGAGCAGCTTATCAACGGCGGCTGTGTCCGCGGCGATAGCGGGCAGCTGGTTGCAGACAAGCTCTTCTACAGCGTCCGCCTCGCTTAGGCGCAGGCCTTTCTCTTTATAAGCTTCCTGCAGCTCCGCGATTCTTTCGTTCACGTCATAGCCGTCAATCTCGTCAAGCGTGTCTAGTACGAAATTGGAAAGCTCCTGGAACCCCTTCGGGTTGTTCGCTTTCACATAATGGCCAGCCTCATGCAAAGCGGTAAACAGCATTCCCTGTTCCAGGTTACCGGCCGCAATCTGAATATGATTTTCACCCGTATATACACCGTTGGCAAGGCCTCCGTCGATTTCATCGACAACCTCAATATGTAACCCGTACTTTTCAGCAAACCGGTTCAGCGTCGCGGTCTGGCTTTTCACCTTTTCTGTCATAGGCTTTGTGGTTTTGACTTCCACAGAGCCTTTTTTCTTGCGCGCCTTTATTAACTCCGCCTGCTGTGCGTCTGCCTGTGCGCGGTAATCCTGCACCCCTGCGTCGTATGCCGCCTTTATCACTTCTGTAGGGAGCTGCCCGGCATATGCGTCAATTTTACGAATTGCCTGCTGGAAGGTCAGCCCGATTTTCCCGCTCCGGTAAAACGCATCAAACCCGCCGGTATAATACGGGTTTTCCATATAATTGGACACATACTCCTTCGCGCCGTTCGTGTCAAATTGCGCGGCCTGCTGGTATACCTGCTGAACCCTCGTGTCAAAAAACGCAACCTGCTTTAGGTTAACGGTCTTCTCATCACTCAAGCGTACGCGTACCTCGCCTTTTTGAACGCTGTCGATTTCCATTACGCGGACAGGCGTGTTATTGACGGATGCTTTCGCCACAGCAGTAAGAACGGGCAGCTGCGTGCCATTCTTTTGTGCTTCTTGTTCAAGCTGTTCCCTTGTTTCAATGAGCTGCTTGATTTCACGAGCATGTTCATTTTTTGCCGGGTTTGCATAATATGCCTGTGCCGTCTGCCTGATTTGTTTTACACTGGAATCTGCATGTAAGGTTTCCCCGGTCAACTCTGATAATAGCTTCAGCGCTTTCGGGTTTTCTTTGATTGTTGTCGCCTCTGATGAAGAAAGCTTCTCCCCATCAGCGATTTTTTCTATTGTTTGAGTAAGGTTCTCCCTGCCCGCTTTAGAAGATAGCTCTTCGGCTATATCAGCGAATGCCTGCCGACGCGTCTGGTTCATGTTTTCCTGATACAGCTTTCCAACCTTAACACCGCTGACGTCTTTCCCACTGTCAAGTGTATCCTGCAGGCCTGCCGCCAGCTTATACGCATGGGAATCCTCCGGCATAGACAGCCCCTGTTTTATAACTTCTGCCTCGTTCCCATTGAGGACGTCGTTATAAAGGGCCTTTGCATTTGAGCGGCTTCTTGCGGCGCCGATTCCTGAAGCGCCGGCGGACATAACCGCGCCGGATAAAGCGCCGCCGGCGAAATCCATGCCAACCTGCTTTGCAAATTCTGCGGCGGTCTTGCTCCAGGCCTCCTGCTCGTTTAAGCCCTGCTTTATATAAGCCTGGTACGTGTTTTCAAGCTGGCTGTTGTCGCCGTTGATAATCTGGTCCGTAATAGCATTTGCAACATCCGTTGCTGCCTCTTCACTGCCTTCTGTAAAAAATCCTTTTACAGTGTTGGTTACGTAATCAAGCAGCTTACCCGGCTTTTTTTGCGCGAATAGCTTTAACTGGTCAATACTAATCTTTTCAAACACGACCTCTGCTGCACCGGCGGCGACACCAGACAGAAGCGCTTGCGTTGCGCTGCCTCCGCGCTTAGAAACATCTGCTGCGGTATCGGCGGCCGCACCGCTTGCCATAACGGCCAAAGCGCCCTCTTTGCCCAGAGGAAGGGTAACAAGAAAATCGCCCATGCTCATGCCAGTCTGGTATAAAAAACGCTGCCAGCCTTCCATGTTTTCGGAAACCTTTTCGCGGATAGTACCCTGTGCCCGTGTCGCAAGAAAATCCTTTGCGTTTGTGTCGACAGGATGCAGCTCTCCCGTAATTGCTTCGTTCAAGGCCGATATTCCTGTGTCAAGCATTCCAAACGCCTTAAAGGGCGCCATTCCTATAGATTTTGCACTTGCCAGCACCGGATGTTCTTCCGCGAATTTTTCATCCTCCTGTTGCTGCTTTTCTGCCTTAATTGCGTTTTGCTTCCGAGTGTAATAATCAAGCAATCCCTCCGGATTATATCCATCTTCTTCGAGCTTTTTGAAAATATCGTTATACTCAGCCTGTGTGTCCCCCGCGCTGATTTCTATCCCGTCTACGTTATCCGGCGTTTTCTCGTGAGTAGAGACGCTGTACAGCTTTTTCACCTGCTGCTCAAGCGCCTTATCCTGCAGCTGCTCGCCGTATGTTTTCTGCCGCTGGTCATAACGATACGTCTTGGCGGCATCAGAGTTATGAAAAGCGTCGTATTCCTTTTGCGTCTGCTCCCGGAACTCTTCCAGCGCGGCTCTTGCACCCTCGTCGATTGGATTGGAAAGTTGGCCGGCTATTTTTTCTAACTTTTCAGTAAACTGCTTTTCGAGCCTTGGCGCATTGGTATATCGATAGCTTTCATATTCCTTTTCCAATTGATTTAAACGCTCCTGCTCCGCTTTGTGCTGCGCGTAAACCGTTGCCTGCGCCTGAGAACGAATATTATTTCCTGCTAACACAGGGTCTGAATATTTAGAACGCTGATTCGTAATATTTGTCTTTTCTGCCTGAATCCGCTTTTCATAATAAGCGTTATCCAGCTCCTTTTTCCCCTGCGCAAGGTATTCCTGCATCAGGCGCGTGTCCTGCCCCTGCTTCTGGCGATTCAGGATATTTTTCAAGTTAACCATGTAATCAGAGGTTTTATCGTCCTCAGGCTGTTTTCCTGTTTCCAGTTCTGGCTTTACTTTTGTTTTACTTGGCTCTTGTACCCTCACATTTGAACTGCGTGGATTATTTGCAGGGTCGGCCATATATGCAGACAACATTTCTTTGATTCTATTTCGTTCAGATTCCCTCTCGAAAGCACCCTTTTCTTTATTGGCCCCAAGAATCATTTCCTTTATCTTTTTTCTCTGTGAAGCGCTGTCCTGATACAAACTTCTCACCTCTTTAACTTTTTATTGAAAATCTCCATACCATTGGAGCCATTCAGATTCACACCCATATAAACTGATTAAATGGAATTTTTCTGCTTCGCTTATATCAAGGTGCTGAATGTATTTAGCCAGTTCAGATTTATTCATCCCGTCATCAAGCTGCTTATCAATTCTTTTATAATACGGTTCAAGATTTTTTTCTTGCGCCTCCTGCGATGCTTTCTGTTGTTTGTAATAATTCGTCGCCTGGTCCTGCTCTTTGCTGTAATTAAACTGGTCCTGTGCAAGCTTATTCGCAAATTTATCCTGCTGCTTCTGGTAAGAAAACTGGTCCTGCGCGAGCCTGTTTGCAAACGCGTCCTGCTGAGAATTGTAATGGAACTGCCGGTCCGTGTTTTCCTGCCCGACCATATTCCAGTAATCGGTATTCTGGAACTGCGCGTTGTTCATGTAGGAATTGAGCAGGTCGGTGTATTTCCCATAATCGAAGCTGCGCTCATTGTTGTACTGGTTGGTGTAGTAGTCGCGGTTCGTGTAATAGTCGTTCAGCGCGTCCCGGTACCGGCTGTAGTCCGTGTTTTCCAGCCCCTGCATTACGTTTAAGCTGTTGAGCGTCTTGTTGTCCTGGTCCTGGTAACGGCCATAGGCGCGGTCCTCAAGGTTGGTAATTACATCGTTAAGCTTATCCATATACCCGTTGTACGCCGTTTGCCCCGCAGTCTGCGCATAGCTATTGCCGTACCCGCCTGTGAGCGCTGAAACCTGCCCGACCGTGTCCTGCATGGCCTTCTGCGCGTTCTGCGTGTACTGCTGCTTATACCGCTGAAAGGCCGGGTCGTTGTTGTGGTCGTATTCAAACTTACTGTTCATATATTTGTCCGCAAGACCCTTAAGCTGGCCGCCGTACTGGCTCTGGTAATCCCCCGGCTTATTCAGACCGGAAAGGCCCTGCTGTGCCTGTTTGACCGCTTCGCTTTCACTGTACCCCTGCTTGAGCATATTGTAATATGCGTCATACGCCTGATTCTTTTTTTTCTCGTCTGCCATATCAAGCTTCCTCCTGCCATTTTAAAATCGGAAATCCGTTGTTCTGGTTTTTTGTGTCCTTCAAAAAATAATTCCCGCCGGAATTCAGCTCCGCAAGCACGGCATCCCCCCGCAGCTCCGCCGCCGTGCGCGCGTAGTTTTTATCGTTCGGGTCGCTTTGGTTACATGTGAGATGGAGCGTATCCTTGCAGTAAAACGAGTTATTAAATTGCACCCCGGACGCATACCCGCAAATTCCTCCGACAGAAACGCTTGTCAGGTTTTCGGTTTCACAGTGGATTCCACAAATGCTGTAACAATGCATGATACGGGGAGTAAATATGTAATTAGAAGTACTTATGCATTCCCCCGTGATGCCTCCCGCTCTAAACGTATAAGAATTATCGGTTAGTTTTAAATCAAGCTCCCCGACCATATAGCACCATCTAATATCAAATGTACAAAATCTGTTACCCCCAAATAAACCACCAACCAAAAGTTCTGATGTGTGCAAACACTGAAATGACGGGTCATTTGTAATTGATTTATCCGCCGATATCCGGGCGCGGCTGAATGAATTTATGATAGTTGTGCAATCAAGCGTATAGGAGGAATTGTTGTATCTGGAACAAGAAGAGCCTGCGGCCAACGAGCCCACATAATTGCACACATAACAGCCAAAGCTGCTAACAGAAGTCCCGCTCCAAACTACTGTCATGACCTCGTCGATGTGCCGTAAATATTGCTGTGTCGTATCAGTAAACCCCATATACCCATCTACCGCTATGTTTTTAATCACGCACTCCCGGCAATAGCCAAACAAGCCGCAATATGTGGTCACATAATAATTCTGTGTTTTGCCCCATGTGTTGTTGTGATAGCTGTCCGAAACCCGCACCGGCGTGTTTTCATCAATCCCGGAAAACAGGTTTAAGATGATATGCCCGCCGCCATCGAACGACCCTTCAAACGGACATTGTGTTGTGTTATGTGGAACGCCGAAGTCCGACCTGATATTCGCGCATGTCCCAATTGGGACCCAATTTTCACCCGACACGAGCGCTGGGAGCATACTGCCGTCTTTGAACTCCCATTTCGCGCCCCAGTCCAGGTTGTTTATGAGCTTGATATACTTGCCCTTATAGGAATAGCCGGCATTGACGCTGTTGCGAAAGTACACGAGCTCCGGCACGTTGCGGATGATAAACGGGTCGTCCTCTGTGCCGATACCGTCGTGGAACCCGTTTGCGACCTGCCCATCCCACGGCGGGATGCTCCCGTCGTAGATGCCGGTATTGATTTCATCGATGATGTCGTTTATTTTTTCGATTTCCTTGTTCTTTTGCTGTACGAGTGTATGTAAATCCTTTAAGTAAAGGGCGTACCGTTCCGCCATATTTTCATCGTCCAGGTTCAGCAGCACCCACCGCAGGAACTCGTACTGCTTCTTCAGATAAAGCGTCAGTTCTTCATTCCCTGCGTTCTGTGGGGGAGGCTGGAGTGTAAAACCCGCCATTACAGCTCACTTCCTTTCTCCATTGTCAGACTGACCGTATATAGCCTGAAATCCCCCTGCCCGGACAGGCGCATGCGGAGGTAGTCGCAGCGCTTCGGGATGATAGGGATAAAGACCGTCCTTTTTTCCTGAGCGGTAACACGGTACACCTTCTCCCATTCCTCCCCATCCTGCGCAAGCTCAATATCAAGCGCGCCGCGGACTTCCATACGAAGCTGCAGCTTTGAAATAAACTTTTTGTCTGTGCTCCATTCATATAAATCGCCTGTCTCTGCAAACCATTCAAACGCGCCTTCTTCCTCCAGGACGTTCTCCTGCGCGGTCAAATCGTTTACGCCGCTTATGGAATATACCCTGTCGTCCGCGATAAAATAAAGCTCATCCCTGCTGTTTACAAACTCCCTGACACAAGCGCCGTCTTCCTTCGCCCACAGCTTTTTGACCGTATCGTAGACAAACAGCGCCCTTTCTTCTCCGGCGCCTGAGAGGGAAACATAATACTTATCCCGGTAAGTCCCGGCGGCCGCGCCGTAATACAGCTCGCTGCCCAGACTGTCGCTGATTAAATACGGTACATCCCCGTTATAGATACAGATGCCGTCACGGGATTTATAGTACAGGCGCTCGTTTATGGTTACAAGGCTCTTGTCCGAGCCTTTCTCCACCCCGCGGCAGGATAGCGTCGTCATTTGGAAATTCTGCGGCCGCGTCCCGTATATTTTAAACAGCGCGTCCTCCTTGAAAAAAAGGATGTTCCCGTTATAGGTACAAGCCCCGGTAAACGCGCCGGGCGCCCCCACGCTCGCACTGTACGCGGCAATTGACATATCTTCATAGTTGCGCCAGTTTGTCGCATCCCCCAGCACGCAGCAATACACCTCGTTGAGCTCTGAATTGCAGCCCCAAAGGCGGTTTTGGTATGCCGTGATATATTCCATATCGGGCGTTTTACGTGCAAGAGTCATCCCCGCGCACGTCACTGGCCCCGTGTCGTAATGGTTCGGCCCAATGTAACGGTACACATCGTTTTCTACCTGCCCGTCTATTACAAGCACGCTGCAGCTAAGGTAATTACCGCCGGTAGACATATATGTTCCGTGCAGTGTCAGGCCTGTTTTTAAAACCTTATGCATGCCGTTAAGGCTATCATATTCTCCGGTAATCCCGCTTAAATCAATATGGTCGCCCTCTTGAAAGCCGTCTATCACCGCGCTGTTCCCGTCCGCGTCGAATACCGCAAGGGCTAGCGCGTAATTGTCTATCTCCGTCCATACGGTGGCGGGATTATCCACTTTCTTTCCGTTCTCATCAAAATCCTTGATTGCTGTGCATTGGTAGAGCGACGCAGGATTCTTCTTGACACTGGCGGCGATATCCCCAAGCTTGTAATACGTGCTGCCCGTTGTTTGGAATAAAAGGTTCGGGTTTGCCGTCATCGCGCCCTTGTGGTAACAGTTTTCAAAGTCAAAATCGAACGGCACCTTAAAAAGCGCCATCGTGTATCCCTCCGGGCAGGTAAATACCCGTTCCATATGGTGCAGGGAATAATCCTTCGTGTCGATATACACCTTATCCGGGAACACGTACAGGTACGCGCCCATTACAACGAGCTTGCGTTCCACGCCCTGCAGTGGCAGGCGGACGCTGCCCCCGGTATAAATCAGCTCGTCGTTTTGAATCCAGTAAACCTCTTCGCCTGCAGTAAGCCCTGAGGCGTCTTCCAGCCGGTCACCCTGCCCCCTGTGCCCGCGGGTGGACAATACCGGGTAATCGTCGCAGGTCATGTTATTCATATCGTAAAAGGCACCGGCGGGCACGTTTTTCTTATGGCAAAGCCCCCCAAAGGTATCAATTGTCAGCTTGCTTTGCTTGATTTCTTTAAGCTGCGGCAGCATACTATCACCTCACACCACATTTGTTATTTTAGTCTGTAAAGGCTTGTGCGTCCGGTGGTACCAGCGAGCAAATTCATCATAAGCCGTATTAAATAGCACCATATCATTGTTATACCTTGCGATTTCAGCGAGATAAAAGTCCATCTGTGCAATTAAATATTTTATGTAAACGTCGCTATAAGGCTCCGGCGCCAATAATATTGTTTGCGTGTCGGCTGTTCCACCGTACCCGCCGAACTCTGGCGCCCCTTCATGCGTATCGAGAATTTCCTTCTTAATCCGGCTGTCAAGCTCAGACAGCCATTTTATTTTTTCCTTAGCCTGAAACGCGTTTGGTTTCAGGGTGTCCGTCGTTTCAATCGCTTCTTTAATCGTCATAGCTCCATCACCCTTTAAAAAAGGGCTGTCCCAAGCAATATGAGGCAGCCCCTTTTTCTTATTTACTCTTCGGTCTTGCTTTTCAGGCGTTCAATTGTGAGCGCTGTGCTCTGCCGCTGTTCCGCAGCGTGGTCCAGCACCTCGGCGATATAATCGGGCACTTCCACTTCAACGCCGCGCTGAATCTGGTAGCTCTCGCCGTTAACCGATACGAAAACATCATCCTTATAGCGGTCGTTGTCCTTAAAAAGCTTGATTTTTACTTTCTCCGGTTTGGATTCCTCCGGTAAAATTGTGGTATCCGGCGCCGCGTTTTCTCCCTTTACGATTTTCTCTTCTTTCACCGTGTCTTTTTTTAAATCAGCCATTATAAAATGCCTCCTTAATTCGCAAGTGCTTTGGAGGAATACGCGGAGCAGCTTTCAATTCTGACCATGTATTCCTCAACAAGGATTTCTGCCGTTTTGATTGCCTTCCAGCCGACACTGGAACGCTGGTTGAGCGGGTCTTCACCATATCCGAGCGGTTTGACGATATGCTGCAGGCCTCCGCCTGTTACCTCTGTGGTCCCGTATGCGTGTGCGCCCAAAACGATAGTACCAAATACTGCAAGCCCGGAAGGACATCCGTCACCCGTCCAAATCTTCGCTTCCGTGGATTTGACAAAACGCACATTGCTAATTTTACCGATTTCTCCCGAGTAGATGTTATCCGGTTTTGCGTACTTATGTACGTCAATCCACTCCTCGCTGCGCATTAAGTCGTAGGCCGCATATGGATGGATAATCGCGACATAGCTGTCGTCAATGGTGTCTGCGTTCATGCTTTCAAGCTGCGCGGCCGCCTTGAAAAAAAGGTCTGGCGTAAGCACACATTCCTTTGTAAGCGTCGCCCTGGAAGTGATAATTGTGCCGTCTGCTTTTGGTGCGTAAATGACATTGGTGCCGCCGGCGAGTACCTCTCTTGTAATCGTATCGAGCGTCCTGCCGGCCTGTGGGCCGCAAAGCTTAGTCGCCTGCACCACATTATTGTCGATGGCAGTCAGCTGCAAAACATCCGAAAGCTTGATGTAGTCGCCGTACTGGTGCACCTCACTGGTAAAGGTAGTCACGTTCAGCGAATTGCCCGCCGGCGTTACGCCTTCTGTCAGCGGCGTCGTCGCCTTCGCAAGCGGAGAATATTTGCGAAATTCTATCGTCTTGCCGTTATTTTTTGGTATCGGATACTTATCGGCAAACTGGTCGTGGACCAGCTTTGGTTCCGCAATATCAATTAAGGTATCTTCGTAGAATGTTTTCATTTCAGCGGAAAGCCCGCTGGACTGTGTTGTCTGCGTATCAAACAACCGTAAATTTAAATCAATCATCTTGTTCATGCTGTTTCCTTTCCGTGCGGGAATTAAAAACTGATTTTCTCACCCCGCGCTACGCGTCTTAAAATTTCGTTCCGGTCTGCTTTTGTTAAGCTGTGGACGTCCGGCTTTGTTACGACAGATGAGGCGTGCCCGGCAGCATTTTCTACAGGCCGCGCCGTATTGGCTTTGATGCTTTCGACTGTCGCCTTTTGTGCTTCCTTCACAGCGTTTTGCGCGATTCCAGACATAATTTCATCCTGGTGCATGACCTGGTAAGCAGTTTTTACATCAATTCCCTTAAGCAGTAAATCTGCAAAATCTTTATTTTCAAATTCTGCATTCAGGTCAAAATTTGGGTACAAAGCTTTTAATTCGTCACCCTGTTTGACCCATTCGGCAATCTTTTGCTGTTTCTGCTCCTCCTCGGCTCTCTGTGAAAGCTCCGCTTTTATCCGCTGGTTTTCCTGCTCAATCCTCTTGACCTCTTTGAGCTGGGCGACCGTCATTCCGCGTTTAAATGCTTCGTCCTCGTAAAAGCTGTTGTCCTCTTCAATCGCCTTTGTAAGGCCGTCAAGGTCCTTTGCACCATACTTTGAAAGCAGCATATTGAGTACTGGCTGCGCTTTATCAAGCTGTTCCTGCAGCCCGCGTGTTTCCTTAAAGCGTGATTTGACAATCTTCTGGACGCGCTTGTCAAACTCGTCCTTAAAATCGCCTTTAATCAAGCTTTCAAACTCAGCTTTCCTGTCTGTACTGGCCTGCGTTTCAGCCTCTTTTTCACCAGCGGCGTCCTGATGTTCTTCCGGTTCCTGCCTGCCGTATACAACGTCTGCAAGCGGGTTCCTGTTCGCCCGCGGCTTCCCGGCGGCAGAAGCCGTTCCTTTTTCGCCCGTGCTGCTTTCCGGTGCAGGCGCTCCCGCGGCTGCGCCCTCCCCGTCAAACAGTCTAAGATTCAGATTAAACATAGATTTTGCTCCTTCCCATCGTCTTTCCGAAGTGTCAGCATAACTGCTGATTTTATCGTATCAAATCATTTTTCTGTTTGCGGGCACAAATGCACGTTTTTCGGATAATTTTTTGCGATTAATTTATAACCGGTTATAATCGCCTCTGTTACCGCGTCAATACCGGCTGTCCGGCGTATTACCAAGTGGACTTTACCGGATTGGCAGTCCAGTATTTTTTCAGCGTGGTGGTCCTTAACCGCCTGCATCAACGTAAACGTAAGAGCTGATACAGCGGCGCATACGATGTCGTTTCCGGGATGGTAGTGCGCGTGGCCGTCCACATCGATTTGAACCTTCTTCTTGCTTTTCTGTACTGATATCGTAATCATTTCGGGTTCCCCGCTTCCTCTGCCTGCTGCGCCGCTTTTTCCGGTGCCGGATGGCTCCCGATTTCACCGCCCAGCGGATTAACCGAAACCTCCTGCCCGGCTTCGTTTCCCGGCGGGGCCTGCGGCGCGGGCATATTCACACCATTTGCGCCAAGCAGCTGTAACATCCGGTTCATCTGTTCCTGCATTTGCTGTAATTGCTGGTACATCGTCCCGTTCTGGGTGATTTTCTGGATTAGCCCATCCTTGCCCTCAATGTCCATCATATCAAGTGCTACGAGCGCCTGGTCGGCCATCTGCGGATTGAAGAACTGCATCCCATACAGCTCCTTTGCGAGCTCGTTGCGCGCCAATGTGGAAAACGGTGATTTTTTCTGCGCTACAATCTCAATATCAAAAACGGGTTTCCGCGCCCCTAAATCTGTCCCAAATATTTCGGCTTGCTGTGGCTGCAGCGCGCTGTTGTTGAATTCTACAAACTCTCTTTTGCTGCCGTCACCCGTTATACGGAAACAGCGCGGCTGTGTATAAAACTGCCGGACAAGCTCCAAAACAAAATAACAAGTCTGCGCGTGCGCCCGGTAACTGCTCTTTATCATGTCCCTTGAAAGCTTGCTTCCAGCCTCTTGCAGTGCTGCAATCGCGCTCGCGGCTGTAACGCCTGAAGCAGTTGAGCCCTGGGAGAAATCACGGTTCCCGCTAGTTTCCTTCAGCTCATCAATTTTTTGCTGTAGCGCGGAAAAAGCGGCGTTTGAAATTGGCGTTACCTGAATTTCACGTATGCTTTCTTCGTCAAGGTTCCCCTCCACATTTACAAAATCGTTGTTCCAGTCCGCAAATTCCTCTTTGTTGACAGCTCCATTGTTTTTATAAAAATAGCGTTTGCGGCTGCACATCAGCGTATTGCGGAGAATTGCCTGCTGCAGCTTGTCAATGTACATCTGGCAGTCCTTCATGGTGTCGATATACCCAAACCCGGCAGGCGTGTCCGGCTCAATGAACATGGTATCAAACACAAACGGATATTTTCCATGCGCATAAAGTCCTGCCGTACGGTATTCCCTCTCGTTTTCCGTCGCAAAGAGTATTATTTCATTCACATATTTGCAGTAGTGCAAAACGCCGTTTGCCTTGTAATAGCAATCAACAACAAGCGATTTTTCACTGGTGTCGATTGAATCGTCGTGTATGTACTTCGTGACCTCAATTGAAGCTGAACCGAGCTTACCCTTTGTCTGTGGGTACTGCTCTTCCAGGATTTCATTATCCACAAGCGAGACATAGAACACATAGCGGCTGTCCTGGATATTGCGAATACCCGGCTCCCAAAAAAGGTTTAGGATGTCACAGTTTGAAATTTCCACGTCCCCGAGCCCGTTTTCCTTTCCAGCGTTCCAAAACACGCCATACACGGCCGTTCCGGTTTTGAGCTTATACCACCAAGCATCTGAATAAATCTGCTCATAGTCGTTCTGCTCTAAAATGACGGGCATAATCGCGCTTAGCTGCTCTGCGCTCTCTTTATCGCTTTCCTCGCGTGGCAGCACGTTTGGCTGCGGGTAATTGTCCATCGCGTCGGCGTGCTTGTTGATAATGGAATTAAACAACCATGCACTCGCGGGCTCCGGGCTGTCGGGACTCTTTTCGTGATACTTCTTACGCATATATTCCCAATGGCGCATTTTATACCATTGCTCGTTCTCCACAATACGGGCTTCCAGATTTGCTTTTCCCTGCTTGTATTTTTGCAGAATATCCGTGAATTTCCGCACTTCCATTTTTCCGATTTTCTGCTGCATGGCTTATTCTCCTTTACAAATTCAGAAAACGGTAAGCGTTTTCCGTTACTCTCTTCTTTGGCTGGAGGTCGAGCGGGTCATCCCGCATTGGCGCTGCCAAACTATTCCGGCGCGGCGCGATTGGGTTTTCCATCAGCACATACCGGCATTCGTCGTAAATGTGGTCTTCCTGTGTGGTGTCAATGTCCTCCACCCGTTTTTCGTCGTACACCAGTACTGACAGCGTCCGTATAAAATGCCTACACGTATCGAAGCAGTAAAACATCGGTACACCGTCCTCGTCAAACGCAAGGCGGTAATGATACTGCATTTTACCGGCAATACGTGTATTATCGCCTTTTTCCCAATACACACGTTTCTGCTCCATCATTTCGGCGACGCTTTGCCCGCGCGACTTGTCAAATATCGACGGGTCGGCAATCCCCGTAATGTGCCGGCCACAAAGGTTCGGGTCTGCCTGCTCCGCTTCAAGAATTCCCTGCGCGATTTCCTGCGGCGTCCATTTTACTCCCGTATTCGGCGTGGAAGTACAGCCATAAAGCTCTCGTATCCGGTAAAGCCGCCCGTCGTGGTCAACCGCGTACCAGCCGACAGAAAAAGGCTTACTGTAGCCAAAGTCAAAGCCGCGGTAAATCCTCCAATCAGCAGGAATCCGGAACGGCTTGATTACGTGCGTTAAGCGCCTGTCCTGATAATGCTCCGGGGTGTTTTTCCACTCCCGGAACACCTGGCCGTTAAAACTGTCCCAACTGCCGTATAGTAAAGCGTCCCGCTCCGCCTGCGGCATCATGGCGAGATTCGCAAGGTAATTAGGGTCATTACTCAAAAGTTTCTGGTTGTCAAACACATTTGACGGCACAAAAATACGTTTGCGCTGCATTTTGAGCGTTTTACCGTCAGGTGTAAATACGTCGTACTCGTCTGTAATGGGTGTAAGCGGCTGTGCAGCTGTGATAAACCGCTCCTTTACCCAGCCGTGACCCACGCCGCCCGGGTTTGTCGTCGCCCGGATATATACGCGGGTCCCGCCGCCGGACGGCCTGTTACGGGAAAACATGTAGCTGTATTCCGCATAAGTAAAGTGCGTCAGCTCGTCGAAGCCTATAAAGTCGTACCGCTTGCCCTGGTAATTCGTTTTGTCGCTTTCCCGCTGCATGTTGCCAAAATAGATTTTAGCGCCGCTTGGAAATATCCAAACGTGTTTGCTGTCATTGTACTTTGCCCGCGGGAAGGCGGGGCTGTAAATTTCACGGCTGCGGTCTATCAGCTCCGAAAGCTGCGGATAGGTCTTGCGGAAAAGAATTGCCCGGTAATGCGGAATATGTACTTGCCGCAAAGCCTCCGCCAGAAGTGCGTCGCTCTTTCCGCCGCCGGCTGCGCCGCCATATAGGGCTTCATACTCAGGCCGAGCCATAAAGACTGCCTGCTTCGGCTGCGGGGACCAAACTACATTAGCCATCTTCTGTCACCTCTGTTATTTCAACAACGCCCGTTTCTTCTTCATCAGTGTCAGAGGCTGAGAAACTATATACATCCTTCAGGTCCTTAATTGCCGCGGCGAGCTGCCGAACCGCAAGCGGATTTACAATGCCAATTATCTCCGCAAGCTCTTCCGCCTCGTCTATAATTTCTTTGGTTGGCTTATTTGGCGCAGAACTGTTGTCATACTCTATCACACGTGTTTTATGTGTCTTCTTCGCCATATACCGGTCAACCTGGGTAATTGCCTGCTTGATTTTCTCCGTCAGTTCATCGGCACAGGTAAGCAATTCTGCGAAACCGTCCAGCTTTTCTTTGACTGCGGCGTCTGCGATTTTTTGATTTACGGCTAATTCAATTTTGGACTTTTGTTTTTTTCTGGCTTCCACCCATTTATCGGTGATTGCATGCTTTGTTATGGTGTTAATCCCTACGTGATATTTCTTGGCGAGCTTGCGATAGCTCGTATTCGTGTTTACATATTCGGTCTTAATAGCTAACCAATCAATCAAGCTATCACCCCCTATCGCCATTAAAGCACAAACAAAAACTGTTTTCGGGCACAAAAGCCGGTTCAAGCATAAAAATCTTGAGCCGGCCACCGAATTTATTTATATTTTTTACTGAGTTCTTTTGCAGCGGGACAATCTCCAAACAGATAGGTTCGGCAAAAATTCTTTGTATGTGCCCTTTTTACCCGTTCATCAGGAAAAACCTGCCTCCAGTTAACATTTTCAGTCAATCCTTCACATGTGATTGATTTTCTTCCCTCGCTTATGAAATACGGGCATTTTATCCCTTCCGCATGCGCTCCCATGTTAACACCCTCCAAACTAATTATCCGGATAAGAATCCCGGTCAAGTTTCTTTTCTTTCGCTCCCGCGATTACAACAAGACTAACGAGCGGCCCGACGCAAACACAAACGCCTACTGCAAAGCCTAGCCAAAACATTATGTATCCACCTCCACCATTTTAAACACCTCAATTTCAGAACCGTCTTCATCAACCACAATATCACCTTTCCCAAGCGTTCCAAACAAGCCAAAAGAAGCCCAGTCGCAACCGTCTTCTGGATGCTCATTCTTTTTCATTGTACTTCCGCTTACTCCTTTTCCGTTCAACCTGCCAATGCATTGCGAATAGCCATCATTTGGTTTTCCTCCGGCGTCTTTGATTTCTTGTAATGTTGTTACTCTTCCGCAGGCTGGGCAAACAAAAGCCCATTTTTTTATGTCTCCTCCAAAACGTTTCTTTAGCTCTTCAAGTCATTCTGCTTTTGTGTACCTCATAAGTTTTATTCCCCTTCCGTAAGCATGGGTAACATAGGCGGCATGTCGCCCGTAAGATATGCCTGTTTAATCTGCGGTAGCATAAAATCACTTACCGTTCCACCGTCCGGCAAAACAATGTTTGCCATAAATTCGTCCTCAAACACCGAAATTCCGCATTCTACAGCCTCAAGCTTAGCCTGTATGACAAGTTTCAATGCACGCCAACGCTGGCGGCACGCTTGTTCCCACGCCTCGTATTGGCTGTTTTCCGTTCTGTCCCTTCCGGTTGGAGTAAAACGGAATTCTTCTTTTTTCGGGAGCGGAAGGAAGAATTTCACCTGACGGTCAAACATGGTAAAACAAATCATCGCCTTACCCGATGCTGTTGCGTAGGCGAAATTATCTGCGCCGTACTTAATCAGTATTTTTTCAATCTCTAAGCGTGAAAGCTCGCTTGAAACGTTTGTGTTCCTTGCGTATTGTGACATGTTTATCCCTCCTGTTCCTTTAGCGCCTCGGTTCTAGTATGAGAAAAGCGCACGTTTGAAGCTCTTTCGTAAAATCCTCCGCCACCAGATTGGATATATAAAGTTATGCCATCATCCGTAATGACAATCTCTTTAACAGTGCCACTCCACGAGCCGCCCAGACTGCCATCCGGTGAATATACGATTTCTCCTACCTTGCACGGCAGTTCTACAAGCCGCCCTTCCTCTTGTGCTTTTGCGAGCTTATGTAGGCGACCAAAAAACTCCATCAGCTCCGAAAAACTACTAATCGGAGTACAAGATGTACACTTCTCGCACATCTCGTTAAAACGGAAACGACAGGATTCACATTCATCCATCGTTTTTGCTATTTCCGAAAAGCGTTCATTGGTTATTTCCATGTGTTTCATCTCCTTTTCTATCAAGGTGATTCTCCTTAATTTTTATTCCCGTTCCGCTGCAAGCCGCGCAAGGTTTGTCGTCCATAGCTCCGGCTGCGTCAGCATATCGTGTCGTTCCGGTTCCTCCGCACGCCGGGCAAAGGACATTTTTTACCGTATTGTTTATGACTTCGAGCGCCTTTTCAATGTCATCCAACAATTTGTCGAGCCTTTCAGATTTTTCGCGTACTTCCTTTTTTAACTGAAGCTTTTGTTTTTGTATTTCGCGCTTTCGAGCGTATAAATTTGATACATGGTCATTCATGTGGCTTCCTCCGTTTTCTATGCTTGTTTACAGCGTTTTTTATGTTGGTTTTCGTAATGTTCTCTCACCCTGTTACAATGCAAAGGATTCTTATGTTCGCAGCAAGCGCAAGGGCCTGTTTCATAATGGTCTTCGCAAAATGTGTTGGTTGCTTCGTCTAAAATTTCCCACTCGGAATATTCAGTTTCATTTACATCGATGATGAATTGCTCTCTTACTTCATAGCAGCAGATGCATGTGCAGCGGTCAAAGAAATCCCCTTCGTATTTTCCAGATTCCCTGTAATACTGTTCGTTTAGATTACAGGCTGGCATATAGTTTTCTTCGCTGTCCGCCCCGCCCTTTGCAAGCGGTTCCATGTGGTCAACCTGCATTTCTTTGTACTCTATCGGTTCTCCGCAGTAAGCACACTGACCACCGTATTTCTCATAAACTCGTTTACGCACCTTTGTCGGAATAGATTTTCGTTTCATGGCTTCTCCCTTTTTCTTTATGCCACTCTTTATTACTCATAATTTGTTTTGCCTTGCATAAAGCGTCCTTGTCAAACCATCCAAAATGGCATTCTTTGATTGGGATATTTAACAATTTTGCAAGCCGCCTGTATGCTTCGCCCGTTGTGATTAAGCGGCCTGTTTTGCGCTGTATTTTGCGTTTGGGGCTAATTTTGATTTCCTCGGTGATTTCGCCATATATCGGACAGTAAGGCAGTTTATAGTCTCTGGTGTATCTGTAAACGTCCTGCGTCGTCCAAATCGACAAAGGCTTGCTCATGGGGCGTTTGCCGTCAAAGGCGTTACAGCCTGTTTTTAACCATGCGTCTTTACGTTGTCTGCTGTCTGCCGCCATCGTAGCAACGACTGGCTTTCTCCCGGTTTCGTGTTCATAGTCAATACAGGGTTTTTCTTTCATCCAGTAACAGCAGCGGTTGGATATTTCAAAATCTGCGTTTAAAAGGTATTTGTGTTTTTTGTACCGCTGCTTGTAATCGGATTCTGAAAAATCAGGATTCAGACCATCAAGTTTGTTTAGATATGACTGTTTGCTGTCCTTGCTGTGCCGTGCTCCATAGACAATTTTTGAAACCTCTTTGCTGATAACCGGGTATCCATATTCGCGCAGCACGTCATAAAAACGCTTTATCGGATTTGGTTTGTCAAGTTGGATTTTTATACCGTATTTACCACGCAAATAATCGATGTATTCCGGTACAAATTTGCGTATTTCCGGGAATTCCAAGCCCGTGTCTACAAATACGGCGTATAGCGTTTCGTCAGGATAAGCCGCTTTATGTACTTGTGCAGCAATGTCAAGCATTACGGTGCTGTCAAGGCCGCCTGAAAAGGACACATAGATTTGACCGCCAAAACGGTCGTGAAACTCCATATATCGGGTTTGCGCAAGTAAAATTTTTCGTTCCAGCGGTGCGGCTTGTAAATCCTTTAAATTTTGGTGGGTTTGTTTGTATTCAGCCATCGCCCCACCCCGATAACGTTAATTCTTGCTTGCTTCTTTTCCTCGGCGACGTGATAGTGTTTTCTATGCGCTGCCGTTGCATATCCGTATATTCCGGGTTTAGGTCAATTAAAATCGCGTTGCGCCCGTGTGCTTTTGCCACTACGCCGACCGTACCAGAGCCGCTGAACATATCACAAACTGTTCCACCGCGCGGGCAACCCGCAAGTATGCAAGGCTCTATCAAGTCGGGCGGAAAGGTTGCAAAGTGAGCGCCGCTATAGCCGCGAGTGCCAACCGTCCATACGTCACGTTTGTTTCTCAATCCTTTTTCATTTGGCTTGTTGCCAACTGACGCTTTTTCTTTTCCTGCAGAGTTGCTAAACGAGCGGTTGTTTGTGTAAACCCCGCCGCCGCGAAAGGTTTTATTATTTTCTTTGCGCCTCCCTGCATTGTTACCAAACCCGACGCATGGTTCCGCGATTGCTTCCGCGTCAAAATAATATTTGCGTGATTTTGATAGTAAAAATATACTTTCGTGCGATTTTGTGCAGCGGTCACGCACACTCTCTGGCATTGGATTGGGTTTCGACCATATAATCTCTTGCCGTAAGTGCCACCCATCCGCCCGAAGTGCAAAAGCAAGCATCCACGGTATGCCGATTAAGTCTTTCGGCTTGTAAATTATCCCCGCTGTCGTTGGAGTTAAATTGCCCTCTATGCTCCCCTTGTTTGTGCCTTGCTTTGCTTTTGCAGATTTTTTATTATAGGTTCCGTCTGTATTTCGGCCTTTCCCGCTGCCGGCATAACTGTCCGCAATATTAATCCATAGTGTTCCGTCGTCGCGCAGAACTCGGCGGGCTTCGCGGAACACCTCAACGAGCTTTTGTATGTATTCTTCCGGCGCGCGCTCTAAACCGATTTGACCGTCCACGCCGTAATCGCGTAAATTGTAATAGGGCGGCGACGTTACAAAGCAATTAACGCTCTGGTCGGGTAGAGTTTTAAGCTGTTCGAGTGCGTCACCCGTGAGTATTTGTATCATTTTTAATTTGCCTCCTGTAAATCAAGAGACAATGCGCATTGCCTACTCCCTGTTAGCTACGCAGGGAGGTTAAAATCTAACCTTAAAAGTTTCTTTTATGTAAACTTGATGTTCATCTGACAACTCCCGGAGCCTTGTGTTTGTGTTCTTGCGCTCTTTGTCAAGCTGGGCCTTTGTCTTATAAAACTTACACCCGTCGCAATGCTTATCTATTAGGCCCCGGCACTGTCTGCCATTGTCCATAGCGCATTGCCTGTCTGCTTTTTCGGCGTATTGACCACAGTAATTCTCGGCACTGACATTTTCCCGGAAAAATTCGGAACGCGGACAATTACAAGAAAATCTACTGTTTAACGCCATTTTTATCGCGTGTATACATGTCTCGCACATGGTTTCCCTCCTAAAACTCAGCGTATTCGGTTGCAGAAATTTCTTCCGGCGTTGCGTTGTGGTAAAGGCATAAATCCAGCGTCTTTTTCACAAAAACCTCCGGTGCGCTCTCTTTTTTGCAATTTGCCATAATTGTCGCCGCCGTCCACGCAGCCGCCATATCAGGCTTCTTTCCGCGCTTGCCTTCAAGGTATTTCTTGAAATCATAGAGGTCGTCATACACCGTTGGGATTCCAATGCGATTTACCAGTCCCATAGCACGCTTTACGTCACTGTACAGATTCTCATCTGCTTCGGTCATTGTTTCGCCTTCTTTCTCATGTAAACGTCAACCCAACGCTCAAATTCGTGACGCTGCTCGTCTGAAATCGGTTCATTCCTCGGCGCTTTTTTCCAAGCCTTGAATCGCTCGTACAGGTCGCTTATTTCGGGTTCGTTGACGTTATAACGGTAGCCGTATGTATTAGGTTTCTGTGATTTTGATTCCATAGCGGTATAACATCAGCTTTCGCTTAATTTTGTAAACATCGGTTTTCATGCCTTTGGTGTCTTCTACAACTGTTTTTCCGTTCTGCTCATATACAAAATCGGCTCTATAGGCACAAGCACGTTCCCCGTCTTGTTTCGGAATAAGCTCAAAAGGCACTTGTAATCGTAAAGCGGAAATGATTCCTGTACGTTCGAGCATTCGCAGTTCCTTATATCGCGCTGCTTCCTTTTTGCTATCAAAAGAAATCCCGTCTACAATGACCTTTTTGTTCCTATACTTGTTCATTCCGGCAATCTCCTTTGATTTTGCTCATATCCACTCAGTAGCCTATCAATGCGCTCTGCCCGTTCTATTTCACCTGCCGTAGCGTCTGTAAACATCCCTGTTATTGTTTCAAGCGCATTTAAGTGAATTATGTGCAGCTCGTCGTTTATCTCGCTGATAGCTGGAGCATATGAGCTTTTTGCAATATGCCTGTTCACTGCCTGGTAAACCAGTTCAGCGGGAATGTTAGCAAAATGCGATTGCCATAATGAAATAGTGATTTTTGCATCGCTGTCCTGCATGTTTTTGTATTGTGACGGATAAGCGCATTTGATAATTGCCAACAGCTTCGCCGCTTCTTTTTTATCCATCGTCATCCTCCAAAGCGTATTTCATAAACGGGTTTGTTTCGTGCTCCCTTGTACCGTCATTGCTTCCGTTGTCGTAATTCCCTTCGAGTATTTTCACGGCATTATCCCGGTTTATAACCCAATCAAATGTACAAGGGATTTCCTTCTTCCCACTTCTTCCTGTCAAAAAGTCTGATGCTTGCACACGCTCGAAAAAGCTTACAAAGTCTCCATTCAAAAGTTCGTGGACTATAAAAATATTCTTTTTGCGTACATTGGTCAGCTCGCTCGCTGAAGGAAGGTCAACACAAATTGCATTAAATAGTTTGATAACGTCAGATGCAGTCTTTGGCAGAGAGAGCATGTTTTGTTTCGTTTTGTTTTGTTTATTCTTGTTTTGTTTATTAATAGGGACACTTTGTGTATCGGACTGCGTATCACTTTGCGGATTACTTTGAGTATCATGTTGTGTATCAGATTGCGTATCACTTTGTGGATGAAAATCATCCTCACGCTCAGGAATAGGAATAAGCTGATATACTGCGGATTGATTTCCGCTGCGGCTTTTAAACGAAATCCGGCCTTTATCTCTCAGTTGAACTCTTGCACGCTGAATAGCTTGTTTCTGCAATCCAGTCTTAATCTCTAGGACTGACATGGCTACAGTGAAATTATCTTGCCACCCTGTTTTGTTTGCGATATGCATAAGTGCGTGCCACAAATTTATAGCAGACGCGGACAATTCATTCGTTTCGAGCCATATGTAAAATCCATTGATTTGTGTAATGTAATTCATTTAAGAGTACCGCCCTTTAGCTCTCCATTCTTTCACGTGGTAGGCAGAATGCTTTTTTCGCCGCTCGGCGGCTGCCTCTCTGTTCGTAAGCTCCTGCTTATACACCTGTACAACTGCATTTGTGTTTTCTGCCCGATTATAGGTTTCAAGCAAAAATGCCCTAACCTCGGTAAGGTTATCAGAAAGCCAATATCCTGATACATCAGAGGATGAAAGGATAAAGCTGCCTTCATGGTTTAAACGGGCTTCTCGTATCATCTTTCTAATTTCCCTGTCGGAACAACCCGTAAGGGTTCTTAGCATTTCCCTTGAAATTGCGTTTTCTTTACCACGTGGAATGAAATCTTTAATATCCATCCGTAATCACTCCTTTAAAAAGGCAAATCATCATCGCATGATATATCCTCAAAGCCTGAATTTACAGGATAGCCTTGCGTTGGCGGCAAGGCGGTATCATTAGGCTTATCAACCGTTTGCGCCCCTGCGCCCCGTTTATCGCCTGTAAAGTACACATTGTCGGCAACCACTTCAAAAGCCGTGCGTTTGTTGCCGTTTTTGTCCTGATACTGGCGTGTCTGGATAGAGCCTTCGAGGGCAATCAACTGTCCCTTTACAAAATACTTGCAAACGAATTCAGCGCGCTGCCTCCAGCATACGATGTCGATAAAATCCGCCTGGCGTTCCTCGCCCTGCTTTACGTATTTGCGGTCTACCGCGATACTGAAGCTCGCAACCGATACACCGGATGGTGTGGTTTTTAATTCAGGGTCAGCGGTGAGCCGTCCCATTAAGATAACTTTGTTCATTTGCTTCTCACCTTCCATATCTCACATAAATAATCGTCAAGCTTTATTCCGAAAACATGGTATTTTTCGCAAAAGCTTTGTTTACCTATATCGTGCGCTTCCTTGTGCAGCTTCCAGAACAGCGGAAGTACGTGCATACCCTTGTGTATGATGTCCTTGCGGTTTCTCCCTTGCCCTACAGCGTCTACGTGGTGTAGCTGGCATTTCTTTTGAGTAATACAGCACTTTTTATTTGCAATGCAAGCGTAGATATACCGTGCCGTATCAGGTGAACGTTCAAGCAAACTGTCCAGCGTTGGAATATCATTCTCAAGGCAAAACTTAACTAAAAAGTTAAGAAATTCATTAGCTGTCGTCATATCGACGTTTGAAAGCGAAAAATAATCGCAACCTGTTTTTGCGATAAAGTCATATTTCATCAGGGCTTTTATCTGGTCGGGCGTATGTCCGGTGTATTCGGATATATCCCGCATGGTTGCGTATATTTTCTTCCGTTGGTCTGCCGATATTGTCCTGCCATCATTGAGCCTGATTTCGCACTCATTTACGCAACGCTTCATAAGTAGCCAGTCTTGCTTAAATGGAGCTACGATTGTAAGGTTTTGACCGTCGTATCCGTGTACGAATCCTTTGACAACTACGTTACCCATATTTGGATTCCCATTTCTCGCAGTATGTATCAAGCAATTTATCCGATTTCAGGTAGTCTACAAATTGCTCGATTGTAACGTTTATATCAGGTGTTTCCTGACGTGTGTATGCTTCCGTCCAAACCTCTTCCCCATCTGATATGACGTAAACAAAGCGGCTTACTTCGGGGCAAATAGCAAAGTACATGGGATGTTGCGGGCTGTCTATGTATTTCCCGCATTTATAGCATTCGCTGAATTTCACGTCATAAATTGTTCCCTTTTTCAACGCGTCAAGGCGACCGTAAAGAACGAAATCCAATCCGGCAATATGGCGTTTTGTACTTGCTGAAAGCTGAAACACGCCTCCTTGAATATATCGGCTTACACCCTTTACACCTTTTTCCCAACAAGCGGGAAGATGTACTGAATTATCAAAGCAATACGAATATACGGCATTTTCAAAGTCAATACCGTTCTGCATTGCTTTTGTTGGAGGTGAAGAAACACGGTTTAAAGTATTTAGAAAGCTGTCTTTTGCCTCATCTTCTTTGTCGGTTTTGTAGAGGTAGAGCCAACTATTCAATAGGCTCTGCGTTATCAGGTAACTCATACGTTCCCGCCTCCTTATTGTAAACAAGGCCAAGTTCAGAAAGTTTTGCCCTGAATAACGCTCTTGATTCCCTGTTGCTCGTAAGGGCGTGTTTTACACCTTTCATAGCTTCTGCTGCGCGGTTAGCTGTTTCAGCATCTTTGATTGTTTCGATTATTAAAGACACTTCCTTCATTGCCGCGTCGTGCTGCTCTTTGTCCTTTTCAAAGACTTTACTTTCATCGGCTATGTTCTTCCGCGCCTCTTCGAAAAGCCTTGTTAAAAAGTCATTTGGTGTGTTTGCGCCGAGATTCGGAATCTTTCGTGTCCCGCTTATCCCGTAGCAGCCTTTTGCAAAATATTCTTCTGTCGGCGTAAAGCCCAATATACGTTCCTCTCCTGCCATCTGCATGTAACATCCGAGGTCGCAAGGCTGCCAAACCGTATTACGGGCCTTACCCTCGCATAATAGCCGCTGTTTGACTGTATCGCGGTCTTTCTCTTCGACCGTATGAAAGATGTATATTACATTTTTGTTCATTGCGACTTTGAGGCGTTCGGTAAAGTGGTTAAATTCTGTTGCAACAACTCCATATCCAATTCTGGATATGGAACCATTTTTAAGTTTGTTAGTGCTGGGATTTGAACGCATAGCCCAATCTTGCAAATAGGATATAAGGCTGCCGCCTGTATCGATAATGATTGTTTCCGCTGCCGCAACTTCTGGGGAATTAAGGTCTTTGAGAATTTCCTCGTATGTATCGCTTACAATTGTTGTCTTGCGGTGCTGCGCGTTAACGCGGCTGATACCCTTGTCAAAGTCAATCAACACAGGGTTAGGCGCGGAAAGTGCGAGCGTGGTTTTCCCGATACCAGGTGAACCGCTGATAATCATGCTGAACTTTTTATCACTGAAATTCATTTCATAAGGCTGTACTACTGCCATTAAAATCACTCCTTGTTTTCTTCAACGCATTCAACGCGCTTAATGTAATCTTTCCAATCACCAAGACTTGTGCAAAAGCATTTAATATCTTCGTCCAGACAAGTCTTTTCAAGCCATGAAGAAATTTTATTTATGTACGACTCAAAATCTTCACGTACAATTTCGCGCTGCCTGGAAGAATCCAACTGATTAAACCACAACCACGCGTATTCTTCTTTGTGTTCCTCAAAAAAATCTGTTCCGTGCTCGTCGTACATTTCAGCGCAAAAATCGTCAAAGCACCCTTCACACATGATTTTTCCGTCTACTGTGTATGTGTTCTCGCGCGGTTCTTCAAAGCCGCAGACCGAGCAAGTTAAAACTTCCGGCAACTCATTATCAGGGTATTGCGCGTCGTACTGACGTTGTGCTGTTTCTAAGCCGTACATTTAAGATTCACCTTCCTCGTCCTGAGGATTGTCAACAGGCAGGAAAAATCCTACCTTCCGCCCTAAATCGTCTATGGCGATAATTGCGTCACGTGGCGATTCAGAATACAGGTTATACCCTTTGAACTTGTCGAAAAGAGACTTTCGCGCATAGGTCACAAAGCTTTTCCCTTTCAGCTTAACAAGCATGTCGCGCTTAAAACCACATTCCATTGCTATGCCGGTATAGGTCAGGTGTTCCTGCTTCTCGTTTCTCTCAAAATACGATGAAAAGTCGGCTGTTTTTAGTTTTGTTAAATCAAAAATAAGTTCCTTTTTTGAAAGCACGTAGCAACTAAAGCCGTCTGCTGTTACGGCAATTATGTCGTCCGATAATTCGCAATATGCAACGCTCTGCGAACTATTTAGCATTGCTTTGCATACGTTTAACTGTTCTGTCTTTCGGTTCATTATGCAACCTCCTCCTCGATAGGTTCCAAGACACCGCATTCATCGGCTCTATGAAACTGATTTGCAAAGCTTAGAACAGAATTGCGCATTTTAACAAATTCTGTGTCGTCACACTGCATGGAACACAAGTGATACGCAAGCTGACAGGCAAGACGTTTATCCGCTTTAAGCCCAAGGCTGCCACACCATAATGGATAACACGAAAAATCAATATTTGCGCCCCTGAGGTCTGCGCCCTTGAGGTTTGCGCCATTGAGGTCTGCGCCCCTGAGGTTTGCGCCATTGAGGTCTGCGCCCCTGAGGTTTGCGTACCTGAGGTCTGCGTACCTGAGGTCTGCGCCCTTGAGGTTTGCGCCCTTGAGGTCTGCGCCCTTGAGGTTTGCGTACCTGAGGTCTGCGTACCTGAGGTCGTAATCCAATATTGCTTTTATACAGCCACGATTAATAAGCTCAAACACTTCGCTTCTGTTGAATTTTTTGACGTGGCCGATAATCTCGAATTTGTCTGCGCAAACATCAAATATACCCTTACAACCCCTTTTGTGATTAATAATTTTGACTTTGATGGTATCTTCAACAACCTTAGTGACAACACCTTTTGTCATATCTTCATCGGTTACACTGTAACCATTATTTGGTAATCCTTTTACAAAATCCCCTACTTGCATTGTGTTTTCCTCCTTGACAAACCGTAAAGGTTTGCTATACTGTAAATAGGTTTATTTCTTCTGCCGTTCACGGTGTGTCAGCACTGTGGGCGGCTTTTTCTTTTATATTTTGCTTGACTTGCCATTCATATCCATCCGCCCAACCTTTGAGTAGCGAAATTGAGCTGCCAGCTTCTTTGCAATTTTCCTTAATAAAACTCCTGATTCTGCTATCATTAATTGGTATTTGCGGTGCTTCATTTTGGCAAGCGGACATTCCCCACCCGAAACCTATGTCATAATGCAATTTGTTCATTTAACTTCCTCCCTTCCAGCCTTGAAGCCTTTAATTATCGCCACGGCTGCCAAACTTAGAAACCATACGCCAAAGCTCGCTAAGATACGGATAAACGCCTCTCTGTCTGTAAGCCGCCATATATCAACTCCGCCACAAATGCCGTAAAGATAAATAAAAAACGCGACAGTCAGCAGCGCAACAGCGTTTTTGCCCAGAAACGGGAGCACGCGATACCTGACAGCGTACCAGCAGCCGGACGCTAGCGTCTTTGTTTTGCTCATTGTGATTCACTTCCTTTCATTGAATCGGGATTATCGTCCTCGCCCAGCAGCCGGGTCACGGGGATTTTAAATGCCTGCGCAATCCTGATAAGCTCTATGAGCCGAAACGCTGTGGGGTCTTGTAAGCGATGGTAAAACGTTGCTACACTGATTCCGCTTATTGTTGTCAGCTCGTGGTTATCAAACCCGTGTAAGGTCGCATAATACGCGAGATTCGCCTTTAAATTTTTTGCTGCGTCCTGCTTTGCTTTTTGTTGCGTACCTAAAGCTTTAACTTTTGGCATTCGTTTTCATCTCCTTTATGATGTTTTGATTGCTTGACCTTAAAGGGTTGGTCGTGGTATTATTTTCTTGTACTCATTCAGCCTGATTGCCGTCAGGCTCTTTTGTCTTGTCCGGCGTTGCCGCGCCGAACAAGTCGCGATGATTCATGTGAAAGAGGTCTTCCAGTTTGACAAGAACGGGATAAGAAGGGTTTCTTTCTCCGGTTTCTATTAACCGTATAGCCTCTGAGGTTAGCCCGGTTTTTTCAGCTACGTACTCGCACGACCATCCCCGGTTTATTCGCTCTTGTCTTATCATTCGTTCCATTGTTCTTCCTTTCCTAGATTCCAACTTTTAGTTGGTATCTACATCTTACCAACTTTAAGTTGGATTGTCAAGAGGTGTATTTATGGATTTCAGAAAAAATTTTTCACAGCGTTTTGAATTACTCAGGAAGCAAAAAGGCGTATCCCTTGCCGCTCTCGGTGAATATTTGGGAGTAACCGATGAAGCAGTACGGCTGCTCGAAAAAGGTAAACGTTCTCCCAGCTTTGAAGTGCTTTGCTCTCTTGCCGATTACTTTGAAGTTCCCGTGGATTTTTTAATGGGAAACAACGGAGCTAATCTTACAAAAGCAAACTTAGTTGGCGCTAATATGCGCGGTATAAAAGCTTGTGGTGCTGTTTTTATAGAAGCTAACCTGACAAACGCTGATTTACGTGACGCTGATTTGCGATGGGCTGATTTTAGCCGCGCAATTTTAAATGGAGCTAAGCTTGAAGGGGCTAAACTAAAAGGCACAGTATTTACTGGTGCGAATGTATCAGGAACAATACTGGATGGCAAAATTGTTAATGATGAATTCTCAGAATAAAGGTTTTTTAAAGCGCTTTTCCATCTTATCCGCCTCTTGCTGTAACAGCTCTAACAGTTCGGCAGGCAGGCGGATTGTTGTTTGTTCGCGTTTCAAAATCCTCCCCTTCTCCTTAAAAATTACTTATTTTTCGCATGAATAATAATCACCTGCTTTTTGATTGGTATAATATTGTCGAAAAGAGGTGATTTTGTGAAAATATCAAGGATAATAGCGGGCTTTGTTCTCGGATTAATTAGTTATGCGGTTGGTGGCGTGATACTCGGTATTCTAACCGGACTATCAACACTAATCGCCGTTGTTCCTTTTTCGATTGCTATTACCGAAACTACCGTAACAGCAGCGGCTTTAGCAGGAAACTTATTGGCAATCTTTGTGTTTGAAAAATTTTGTCCAGAAAGGCAACCGAAAATTGTATTTTGTTGCATATTGATTTTACTTGCTCTGGCATCATTAATTCTCTTTCTGAGCACAAATCAATATAGTTTGATATGGTTTTCAATTCTCTCCTGCATCATTAACATAGCGTCACTATTAAGCAAAGAAGAAAAAGCGTAAAGTGTTAATTCCGTGTTACGCTGATTTATCGTTGTGCGGCGGCCCCTCTTCACGAGGGGCTGCTTTCAGGCCGGCTTATCCCTATATTGGGATGAATTATGTAAAAAAATATCTACCTTTTCTTGAGGAGTTTCAATATCAAGCAAAACACATAGTTTATCAATTTGCTCAGTATCAAAACATCCTTTCCCATTTATTTTTGAATTTAATGTGTTATTGGACACACCCATCTCTACCGCCAAAGTCTTTTGGCTATACCCTTTTGCCACCATTTTACTTAAGAAGAGATTTTTATTTAGCATGTTATCACCTCCACCCCGTTTTTGGGACGATCAAATAATAACACATGTTTAGCTTCGCGTCAACCCATTTTAGGGATAAAAATAAAATTTTTTATGAATTTATATTGCGTTTTTGGGACGAACCCTTTATAATGAATTTAACTCAGGAGGTGAAGAAATGGAACAAAATCCTTCACAAATCATTAAAGAGCTAGTAGAAAACTCTCCTTTTTCGTATGCTGAATTAGAAAAAAAGACAGGTATATCAAAATCCGCTTTACAAAGGTATGCTTCTGGTAATACAAAGAAAATACCCATTGAGGCTGTCGAAAAAATAGCATTAGCTCTGGGAGTGTCCGCAGCTTTTATACTAGGTTGGGAAAAAGAAATGCCCGCCGTCAGCAAAGACGACGAGCAGCTTATTGAGATGTTTGATAAATTGGATGAACAAGGCAAAGAATACATTTTAAAGTTTATGCGTTCGCTTGTTGAATCTCAAGGAGAAGAGTGATTTCCATCTCTAATTTTATTCTTGGTTTCATAAAAAGTAAATTTAATAATCGCTCAAATTCTTTCTTTGTATCACCTGTTAATTTTTCTTCCATTTAAACAACCTCCATCTTTAAGTCCTTGTCTGTAAACAATAACAGAACATGTGTTCGAATAAGTCAATGCGTTTTCGACATGCTGTCCCTTATATGGAACAGTAAAATATTACTATCCCTCCTATTGCTTTTATATAATAGACGTTTCAAATCGCAAAAACACAACATAATATTTACCTGTTTTTTCCATTATTACAATCAAAGAAACATTTATTTGTCGCTTTTTATCGACTAAAATATAGCACTTTTATTCGCGAGATAAAAGTAGTTTGGTAAGTTTGGTAGTAAATCTGTGATGTTTGGTAATAAAATACCAAATTATGGAAACGGTTATAGACCAAAAAAGCGACCGCTGCGAGCTGGCACTCGCAACGGCCTGAATAAAGGTATTGTGAAGGTATGTCACTCCTTCGACAAAATAATTATATATACTTTGTAGATATTTGTCAAATTCTGCAAGTATATAAATATCGGAGGCGCGTTTTATGGAATGGGTTATTTTAATTTTCATGGCTTTTTTTGTGTTTGTGGCTTTGTTCGGTTTTTATAACTACTTAAAAAACAAAAGAAATCGGATCGACAACCCACAGTCAAATAAAACACCATTGAACCAAACAAGTGCGGAAATAGAGCCAGCAGTAGAAACTCAGATAACGAGGTTAGATAGTCAACAACAAGAAATATATGAATTGTCGAATGAACTTACTATAAAGCAGGCAAAAGACAAGGTTAATCAATACCCACTCCCTACTGCGTGGTACAAATTTTATGTCTATTTTCGTTTTCCAGTTGGATTTCTTGTTTCCTTGTATTCCTTGTGGCAGGTCATTTCTTTTTATTCAGAATACACATGGATTGAAATGCCGGCAATACAAGGCTTTGCTGTTTTTTTAGAGATTGCTTACCTCATCTTTGGTATTATTGTATTCGCGCTAACACTAAAATTGAATCAAAGGGCGTATGAATGCAATATTGGTTATTTGATAGTAACAGTGGGATATTGGGCGCTTATTTCTGTTTTGCAAGCAGGAATGGACGTGCCAAATATGCAATTTATTACATACCTATTAAGTTTTACTATTGCAGCTATTATTTATGGGTTAGTCTGGTTTCTTCCTAACTTTATTTATTTTAGAAAGAGAAAGAGCTTATTCCATCCCGAATTTGACCCGAACAAACAAGCTAAAAAGAAAGCATACAAACCTTCCGACAAAAATTCTTTTGAATATAACGCCAAGATGTATGAACGAAAAGATTTTATTAAATTGATGACACAAGAGATTTGTAATCAACTGAATGAGGAAAAGATAATAGAACAAATTGAACGTCTAAAAGAAGAATACCCGAAGAGCCAGAATCCACAGCGGTGTCAGGCTATAATTGAGGCGCATTCTATTGCCTATCAGTTGAAACAAAATCGACTATTTACGTTTGACGAGATTTACAATAAAATGCACTAACACAACATAAAATACCGCCCTCCCCTGTTGGCGCAGGAAAGAGCGGCTACCGTACAGCAGGGCTGAACGGCACGATATGAATCGCAACCATATTGTACCATTTCTGCCCTGTTAAATCAACAGGGCTTCGTTGCGCCCGTTTTTAGGAGGTTACAGCATGGCTACTGCAAAAAAGTTGCCGTCCGGTAGTTATCGCGTGTTGCTGTACATAGGCAAAGACGCGAACGGAAAACGTAAATACAAGTCTTTTACAGGAACATCAAAGAAAGACGTTGAATATCAAGCTGCCGCTTACTCTTTAAAGGCACAGCGAGAAGCGTCCAATATGACAGTTGGCGAAGCAATGGATAAATATATTGAGAGCAAGGACACAGTATTATCCCCGTCTACAGTCCGGGAATATAAACGTACACGCGCACGCGATATGCAGAATGTAATGAACATCCCACTGAACAAGCTTACACAAGAAATTATCCAGAAGGAAATTAACCGGGAGGCAAAAACACACTCCCCAAAATCAGTGCGCAATATGCACGGCCTTTTATCCGCCACGCTTGACGCATATTTGCCCGAATTTAGGCTGAAAACCACTTTGCCACAAAAGACTAAGCCTAAAATTTACGTGCCCACAGACGGCGATATAGAGGTTATAATGGCGGCTGCTCGTGAAACTGATTTATATGTACCTATTCTGCTCGCGGCTTTTGGTTCTCTTCGCCGCAGCGAAATCTGCGGACTGAACGTTACGGACACATCGAATAACCCTATACACGTATGTAACGCGATGGTGCAGGATGATAACGGCGATTGGGTGATTAAACCGCCGAAGAGCTATGCTGGTGACCGGCTCGTTAAGTTTCCAGAAGCAATATTTAAAGAGATAAAAGGCTGGGTTCCAAACTTCAACCCCAATCACATTACAAACGGATTTAAGCGGCTGCTTGCCAAAAACAGCATCCCTCATTTTAAATTCCACGCTTTGCGCCACTACCATACATCAATCCTACACGCTCTCGGTATACCAGACCAATACATTATGGAGCGGAGCGGGTGGTCGTCAGACGCACCGCTTAAACAGGTATACAGGCATACCCTAAGCGATAAAACCCAGGAAACAAATAAGGTCGTATTTGAGCACTTCGAGGGACTTATGCAACACGAAATGCAACACAAAAGGAAAAAGACCGCTAAATAA